TAGTCTGCAGAAATTGGATAGATGAAACATATCCCCTATCTCTTACAGTGCCAAACCCTCCTACATTAAATAATGAATATAGACATAAAGGATTTGCATCTACCTCAGATCTAGATCTTCATGAAATATGGACTAGAGGTACACCAACAGCCACAGGTATACCAACATATACTGTTAATGATCCTGCAATCCCTAATAGTATGGACATTCTTCCTGATAATAATGGGTACGGTAGTGTTTCTAAAAGACTAGGATTTGCTGGTTTTCAAATACCAGTTTATCATCCTATGAATCAAAAATCCTTAGCAGCAACATTTAGTTATTATTTTGATAAACCCGTTGTTATAAGTGCTCTTAATGTTGTTGCAGCTTCAGAACATCCTATATCTTATTTTGGTTCAGGAGTAAATCTAGCGACACCCGCAACACCATTCTTTAATATGGATACAACCAACAATTTAGATTACAAAGCACCTCATGCAGTACTCAATCGACAAGCAGTACAATATGATGATACCACTATGCGAACAACGATCACAACTAAATATATTGAGGACTGTACAGATGGGACAACCAATAATATCGGATATACAGGGAATGTCTTTCCAGGGGCAGACTCCATGGGCTTAGGAGGTTCTATCTCTACTCTAGGAAACTTTTATCCTAAAGTGCAACTAAGTATTGATAATGAGTTTAATACTGAGAAGAGAGAGTTAAATAACTTGGCTGTCAATATTAGAGAAATGGGTCATAATGGTGGAGCTTATAAGTTTAATCGTTTGCACCCTACATCTAGACAAAGCGGACCCGCTACTGTTGGGGCTGATTATACAGATATGGAACCAACATATCCAGGTGGGGCTACATGGGGAGTATTTATTACTGAACAAAATCTTAATATCCCTATTCCTGCAGGAAGTAGAGTTAGGTTCTCGATTATAATCAATGGAAACAATGCTGCTCATGCATTCGAGTGGAACTCTAATCTTACTGTACTAGAAGAGGTTGAAGATTAATGTCGAAGATTAAAAGAAAAAAGGCAGCTAGAGGTACTAGGTTAGCACCCCAACAAGTCTGGAGTGATGGACTTACTAATATTGCTACTAATCTAAATTCAGCTAATGTTGCAGGAACTGAGGGAATGATTGTACCTCAGTATGAAAAACAGAATGGTACCTTTAGACTTAATTTTATGATTCCTTATATCGGTTCAGAATGGACTAGAAATAACGGTGTTGAAAAACCATATGTTATTCCCTTTATGTTACCTCCTCTACAAGAATTCTGGGATGTTGAAGGTAAATCTAGTGATGCTACTCCCAGTGTTATGCTAACAGAATTCTCTTTTGGATTTGATCAAAGAGATGAAGGAGGATTGATTACTGATCAGTTTGCAAATAACTGGGGTCAATTGACTGCAAATCTAGTTGGGGCAACCTCTAACCTAGCAGGAGATGCATGGGGGAGTTTTACACAGAATCTTAATCATGGCAAAATTTATACACAAGATGAATTACTTATTCGGGGTGCTGACGGCACCAATACAATGGCTTTTCATGTTCTACAAAAGAACGCAGATTATTATGGTGGGAATTTGGTTAGTAATAAAGAGACAATGCAGGAGATTTATAAACTTCCATTAAATATTGCTTCTTTTATCAGTGCAGGTTACAAAACCAATCCCTATTCAGAAACTAATTTATCAATCAATATTGATCCTTATAAAACATATATGCTAGGAATTACACCTTTTGTATTACATTCAGATGCAGCTACACTGTATGCAAACTTAGCTATGGTTAATATTAATGTAAGTCTTAAGTTCAAACATGTTTTGGTTACTAGAGATTCTAATATTGTTGCAGCCCATCATCCGTGTAATATGCCAGGACAAGGTAATCTTAAAAACCAAGATAATGTTACTCTTACAGTACCTGCGGCTGGTTCTCCTATTGAGGCAGAGACAGGAGATGGATTACAAACTAGCACAACAACTTTAGATAAAACCTTTAGAGAGAAACTTCAGGGAGGTCTAAATGCACTTAGTGATAGAGGCACTGTTGAGCACTTATGTCAGGATGCAGGTTATGAGGTTATTGCAATCCCAATGTGGAATAATCAATGGGGCAACGAACTTACAGTCAAACAAGTAGTTGCTGATGTTACACCAGCATATGCTGTTGGTCAGGATGAGCCTACTAATAACCTTCCTGGTGCACTCACAGGTGGACCTTCATTGAGATTGCATAGTACAATAACAGATATGGGTGGAGATATATCAGATAGAGCAATCATTCCCATTAGTTTTCCAATGACTGTGCACCATGTAATTGTCGCTCATAATAACTTTACTTCAGCAATTGATAATCGATCTAGTAACTTATCACAGTATCGATATTACCACTCACCAATTCCTGCAAACGAAGTCATAACAGGTACTACCAACACTACTACTACAATTGTTAAACACAATATTGGGGTTGCGGTGGGTACAGGATGCAGAGGCACATTTTATGGGTATAGACAAATTGCCCATTATGAGGGAACTCTAACAGATGGTGTAGTTGATGAAATAAGAATGGACCACTTATGTACTTCTTCTAGAGCTAATGCGGCAGGAGATATTGTTCGACCTGATGCCCTAAATGGATTCTCTAGTGTTAATGCTGTGCCCGAGTGGAGGCTCAACTATTTACCTTTGGTTAACCAAGGGAATGCAGTGGCTCCTGGTTTATATGATGATACAGTACCACCAGTCAAAGCTACAGTAGGTACCTATCAAAATATGCAGGATACACCTATGTTTATAGGTAATTCATTTCTTGTCCCCAATCAGGCTAGTGCTGCTACTGCCCCAGCCTTGACAGCCTATAAAGGAAGTTCAATACGTACAGATGATGAGTCAAGTGCTACAGAACAAATCAGTGCTGATCAATGGATTGAAGTAAGGTGGAATGTTGGTCCTAGTGTACCTGCAGGGGCTGATTTATGGACTGGATTTAATACAACTGGAGAATCAAATCCTGCAAATACTAGCGGAGATTTCAGTAAGATTATCAGTGGGTATGGTGGATCATGGATCTATATCATTGGTAAGAAACACACAGTCTCAGATCAGAATCTGAAGGCACCATACCTCCAGAAAGGAGTCAACATTGATACATAAATATAAGGAGATTAACTATGGCACTCACTGAAGAACAAAAAGCAGCTAATGCAAAACATGCTGAGGAGACTGCTGCAGAGAAGAAAAGACTAGAAGAAGCTGCTGCAGCCAGAGTATCAGGTAGTGCTGGTACTAAATCAAAATCAAAGGCAGAGCTTCAAGCTGAACGTGAAAAGACTGCAGCATTATATACTGAAGGTCAAGAAACAGAACTAGCTGCTCTAGAAGAAGGAACTTTAGCAGCAAAGACTGCAGCAACAAAAGGAATGTCTGAAGCAGTAGGGGCTATGGGAGGAGATCCCACAGCAAGAATGGGAGCCAGAGAAGCGGCTGCTGCAACTATAGAAGCTCAAAAATTTGCTGGTAAGGATATTGCTGCAGCAGAATTAGCATTAGGTGAAAAACAGGTACAAATTGCTGAAGAAAGAGTTGAAACTGGACCTGATGCTCTAGAGACTCAAGCGAAAGCAGAAGCAGCAGATCTAACTGCTACCCTTCAGGGAGACTGGGATCGAATTGAAGAGAAGCACCGTCACTGGCATGGTGATGATGAAGAAGCAGCGTATGAGGAAATGGTTGATCTAATTGATCAGACAGTAGTAGATGTTTTTGGATCTTCATTCCGTGGAGGTGAGGGTAAAGCAATGTTCAATAAAATTGAAGGGTTAGCCAAGGGAAGTATTCAAGGTACTGCTCATGAGGAAGCTCAAGCAAAAGCAATTTTTGCTGCATGGCAAAGAGCAAATGATTGGAAGAAATCTGGTGAAGGATTCTGGGGATAGGATGTACTTAAGGAGAAGTTACAATGGGTAGAATTAGAGGAAGTGGATTCCGTACAAGACGTGTCGAAGATATTGCAGATCGTGACATAGCTCAAGAACAATTCCAACAGAACATGGGCAATCTTGGCTCTTTGATCAAAGTTGGTACAGCCCTGTATACTAATCCCATAATCCGTGATGCATCAGCAGGAATAGAATCTTTATTTACTGGCAGTGAAGAAGAAAAGACAGAGGTTGCCAAGACTGCAGGTGGAGTTACAGCCATGCAAGAAGCAGCTAAAGCTAGAGCAGCCGCTGCTAAGGGTGACTTCGAAGAAGCCCAAGCGGAGGCACCCGTAGGACCTCCACAGATACCCCAGGCACTCCCCACAGGACCGACAGAAGAAGAACAACAGTCACTATTAGCAGCCAGAGAAGAAGCTGCAGAGGCAGCAAGGATTGCCACAGGAGAACAGTTTGATCCTGCTAGAGCAGCTACACAATCACTTAAAGCTGCTCAACAACGAGTCGAGGCAGAAAGGCAAGAACGTAAAGATATAGGCTATAAGGAATTACTTAAAGAACATAAAGAAACTGATAAAGCCATGGCTCAGTTGAAAGATCGAATTACAATTACGGAACAACGATATATCAATCTATCTAATGAAGCCATGAAAGCAAAAGCATCTGGTGCACCTAATGCATTAGAGCTTGAAAAAGAAGCAGCCGCAATTAATTCTGAATTGGCAATGATGAAGGGTGAGCTAAGTCAGGAACAAGCAGAATATGCTCTAGATGCAGAACATCTTGCGGGTCTAAGACAAGGACTAATTGATGCTAAGAGAATAGTCAGAGATAGAACGAAATTTGTTAAAGAACATCAGGCAGGATTAGATGCAAAGGCTCGAAGACTATCTAAAAAAGCTGCAGAAATGGCTGCTGAACAGTCGGGTAGAACTGAAGCAGAGATACAGGCAGCTATAGCTTCTATACTAGGAGGACGACCTCTTACCCCAGAACAACAAGCTCAACTAGATAATATTAGTTCTAGCTTAATAGTGGATGAAGAGGTCGGTGATATTATATTAGACATGTCTCAAGAAGACCGTGCTGCAATTGCCGCAGATCCTGCACAAGCAGTACTTTTGGCTGTAGCCATTAAGAAGCTTGAACAAAAGGTTCAAGAACAGACTAGTCTATATGCTACAGGTGGGGATATAGGCGCAGCCTTAGCTGGACTTGAAGAGGGTGGTACTTCAATTGAAGATATAATGGATGAGCCACCTGAAGCTGTGGAAGCTGTAGCCTTAAGCCCAGAAGAACTACAAGCACAAATAAGGGAACTACAATTTACAGACAAACCTAATTGGAGATTAGCTGAAAGAGCAAGACGAGGTGGAAGATTAGAAGAAGCAGAAAGAATTCTTAGAGAAGCCACAGGTATGCCAGTTGCAGAAGTTATAACAGAAGCCCCAGGACCAACAGGTGCAGGTCAAGTTGTTGCTGAAGCTGCTGCAGTTCCAGAACGAGGATTACCTGCATTGACTATTCCTCATGGTGTTACTACATCAGGATTAGATAAAACCTATAGACAGGTAGCTGCTACACTAGGAGAAGACTTCAATGAAGTTAGACCAAACATCGATGCCTTGTTACAGAACGAAAGAATCAAAGCAGAGTTGATTGGGATGGACGAAACAAAACGAGCAGATACTCTAGCACTTATGGCTAAGTTCATGAAGCCTGAAGGTGTGGTAGGAATAGCCGAGATTGATACAAATATTAGAGGCAGAACTATTGCTGATGCTCAGGCTATAGCAATGGATATTGCAGCTAGTGATGCTCCAGACCATGCTAAATCAAGAGCAATTAGAAAGCTATTAGAACAAGCAGGTGATCTATCAGATGTACGTTCAAGATTTGCTGCTGGTGGAAGAGCCACTCTAGGCTATCAGCATGAGGGTCAGGCTCGACAAGCAATCTTATCTGCATATTCAGGAGCTAAACCTAAAGCAGTGAAAGCCCCAACATCATCACAAAGATTAGCATGGTTAAAAGAAATGGGTGTAACCCCTGGTGCTAGTGTTAAACAGGCAACGGCAAGAGAGAAGTTAGCACAACTTACTGCCGAGGGTGAAGTTGATCTTAGAAACAAATATGTAAAAGCTATTCCAGGTTGGCAGAAATTCCTTAAGGGAATGAAGAGAACGACAACAGGGGCTAGTAATGTAAAGAATGATCTAGAAGAATTTAGAGAAGAACTACTAACAGATAGTGGCAAAGCTTTAAGTTATTTCCAGAGACAGGAGGATAACGCTCAGAAGCGTTTAGATGCATTGATTGCCCTTAAGAATAAGACTGCACCAGAAAGTTCTATACCAGAAACTGAGGATGAAATTATTGAATTGTACGGAGCAAATCTGCCTAAATATAGAGCCGCTGTGTTGGAGGGTATCGTGGGAGAAGCCCTTAGAACAGCCCTTCTAGAAGATCTACCAGCAGCTATAGAGAAACAGAGAACTCGTATAACGACCAGTGCAGAACAAAGAGAATTAATGAAGGCACAAAAAGCTGTACTAAGAAGACTAAGTGTTGAACTAGGTGGCAAGAAGAGATTAGACAAAAAGGTACGTGCTGCACTTCTAAAACAACTAGAGGGTATCAACAAAAAGATACTAGAGCTACAAAAGTAATATGCCAGAACCAGAACTATCATTAGAAGACTTTGTGCAAAAGGCACAAGTAATGAACCTCTCACCAGATGAGTTTCAGGAAGAACTGTATCTTCAATATGGTATTGATTTAACTCCAGTGACACAGACTGGAGAAGATATTCAGGCTGGAATGGAAGGTGTCCTTACTGGTGGAATTGAAGTTCCTGAAGGCATGAGAGAAAAGACATGGCAAGAAGAAGTTATGGAACCTATCTCTACTGCTTCGGGTGTTCTAGGAGGGGTTATAGAGGAGGCTGGTGAGGTTTTAGGACCAGGATTGATTAGATCTATGGGTGTACCATCCCTAGACACTCCAGGTACCATTAAAGCTAGGAAAGAATTACTAGAAAAAAGACGTGATATTGATGCACTCTTTGAGCAACGTCTAGGTTCTCCAGCATTACAGAACGTTCGTGATGATTTAACTGATAACGTTGAAGGCATCATGGAAATTATCAGAGTTGTTAGAGGCACAGAAGACTTTACTGCAAAAGATAAAAGTACTGTCGAACACCTATGGGGCAAAGTAGAAGAGGGTGCAGAGATGGGTACAGAACTTACCTCTGGTCTATTAGCTGATATTACAAAGATGGGTGATGATCCTCTAGATTATATTAGAGCTAGACCAGTTACTGCAGCAATGATCCTAGCACCTACCGTCATAAAATTAAATAATTTAGCTAAGTTAGGATATGGTCCAGCAGTCGAAGCTATGAAGAGTAAGGCTGGTAGGGCTGCAGCAGCAGCCGTAGAGAAAGCATCTAAGAAGTTCAAAGGTACAGAGACAGGAGCTAGAGCAGCTAGGGCTGCAGAAAAAACAGCTAGAATGTCGAAGGAAAAGTGGCAAGGTCTAAGAAGATTTGTCGCTGATCCTACTATTGAAGCTACAAAGAGAGCTTCTACTTTCGTACAAGAATTAATGGATGAGGTTAAAAAGACTGGACAGTCTATAGAAGTTATAACTAGACGTTGGGCTGAGGCAGTTAAAAGAGGATATGAGGAACCAGTTACTAAAGCTCCAAAAGGACACAGAGGTCTAAGGTTTTCTGCAGAAAAAGTTGCTGAGTCGTTAGGAGAAGGAGTATTAGAAGAAGGATGGTTTGGTGAGACTGGTGCTAAAATTCTTACACAAGAATACGATTATAATCCAGGTGCCAAACATATAGGCATGTCAGCAGAGGCACAGCAATTAATATCTGAAGGTCCAGTCTCTCCTCAAATGGAGTTGTTACCAACAGAGAAAACAGCCCTATCATCAACTATAGAAAAAATGGTACTAGCAGAAGATGCCAGACCTATCGAGGTCAGAGTTAGATCTGCTAACTTATCTAATGTAGTTGAACGCTTTTTAGGAGAGATTACAAAGATTAAAGGAGTAGATAAGACTGCTGCCGTAAAAACATTCATTAAAAACTTTGTTGATGTAGGTAATGGAATCCTTCAGTCAAATGTACTTAGAAGAAAAGTAATTGAATTGGCTATGAGCAAACTCAGAGAGAGTGGGACATTACTACCAGAGCAATTGATTAGAGCAGAAGAAGCTATTACTAGGTTCATTGAAGAAATGAATAAGAGAGATCCTAGTTCTAAGTCATATCAAAATAATGCAATCATAAACTTCGGTAAAGAAGCCATTGTTGATGCTGCAACGGGAGAAGTTACAGGATTTACAGAACCTAAACTCAGTTTGAATATAGCAGAACTTGCTATAGATTCTTTAGAAGCAAATCCTAAGTTACAAGCCAAGATTCAAGCTGAACTATTACAAACAACTGGTACAGAGATAGCTGCTCAGGCTAAAAAAGCTAGAGTTGGTGCCGCTGCAGCAGAAAACATGGGCTTTACTTCTACAATGAATGAGTGGTTGGACCAGAATCTTGCTTCTTTAATAGCTGGAGAGGAATTACCTGCTGCTGTTCCACAGAATCCCCATAGAATTGCAGGACTCCTTAGATCGGCAACTGATGCTTGGATAAAAAGACTAGCTGATCAGGGAATTGTTGCAACAAAAGAACAGTTAGGGCAAATAGCCTTTAAGTTACAGGCTTATAAGCGTATGCCATCAGAGTTAGCCCAATACTTTGGCTTAGAAGATTATCTGATAGAGAACAGACCCCCTCCCAAGGCAGGTACCCCAGCCAAATTAGCTAATGAAGTATTTGCACCTGATGGGGTTATCAGTACGTTAGAATACGAGATGAATGCTATGAAGGCAATCAATGAAGCCAAAGGTTTCTGGTATAAACTAATTCGTGGTATAAAGGGAAACATTACTGTTCGTAATGTAGCTTCTGCACTCAACAATATTACAGGCAACTTTGGGTATCAGACTTTTCGTAGAGCTTCACCCTTTCTAGCTGCCAATCTAACAAGCATGGTTTCAAAATACCATGGATGGAGAACAGGTAAGCAGTTAGTTGCGGGTAAACTATCACCTCTTAAGATCGATCCTTTTGAAAAGGGATTCTTCGAAGCAATGGAACGTACAGGTTATCTAGATACAACTGTTGCTGATATTGAATTGGGAGGTATTGGTAAAAGCCCATTGTTTGCAGAGGTACCTGTACTTAAACATATTGGTAAGGTCAAGCCTGTAGCTTGGATAAATAAACTTTTAGAACGATTCTATAAGAGTGGTGATAATATCTTCAAGCTAGAAGACTCATGGTATAACTACAAGAAGTTAGCTCCAGATGTAGAGAGTCTTCGTAATGGTGAGTATATGAAACTAAATGTAAGAGGGAAAGGAAGACAGACACTAACACGTACACCAGAAGGATTTACTTTAGATGGAGAACTTCTTACTAAGTCCCAACTCGAAGATGTGATGGCATCAGCTTCCGCTCAACCAGGACGTAGAATATTTGTTGACTATTCAGACATACCAAATGCTGTTAAATGGGTTAGAGCTTCAAAAGCCTTGGGAGTTACCTCACCTTTCTTTACTTGGATGTATCAAGTTATGGATATACCAGGATTGAAGAAAGGTCTTATCTCAGAACTTATGACAGATGGCATTAACTATAGTACTAACAGCCCAACACTAAATCTTAAGTTACAGGGTAGAGCTTTACTTACTGCTGCTAAAAGAGCCGCTGTATTAGCTGGTATTAGAGAAGCTGTTGTAGAGGAAAACAATAGTGACATACTTAGGAAGGTATTAGCCTATGCTCCCAGAGAAATGAACATACAATTACTAGAGTTAACTGGTAGTCCTTTCTATATTGGTTATGATTCTATGGAGGGAGCTAATCAGTTTGGTCCTTCAGACATGGTTATCAGAGCAATGATGGCATTACAAACTACCAAAGTATTACCTGAATGGTTGGGTGGAGTTAATGGCAGAGATCTTCAGAACTTGGCTAAACTATATGTAAAAGAGCCAGGAAAAAAAGGTCCACGTATTGACTTTGACCTCTCTTCCATTAAAGATCCAGAGCTTAGAAAAGAGATTATAGTTAGAAGAAAATTACTCAAGAAGCAGCTTTCAGGGGAAGGCTTTACCCCTGGAGACTTTGCAGCTTTGATAGCTCTGTCAGGAACTCCCATAATGGATGCTGCTATAGCTCTTAAAGAAGCTGAACGATCAGGTAAGACAGTCAATAAGGCTCGGTTATTTCAAACCGTTGCAACTGCAGTTATGGGGGGTACAGCAGCTAGAAGTCTAGAGGTTGGAATGGCTGCTTTATTTCCAGAAAAGTCTAGAGCATTCACTACTAGAAAATGGGCAGAGAATGAAATAGGTGCACCACAAGAAAGTTTAATTAAGTGGGGTATGCGACGTATGACAGGTATAGGCTTTAAGCCACAGGATGTAGGTACTAGAGCTAAGTGGTATTGGAGAAATAAAGAGAAAGAATGGAAAGCTTCTTTAACTGGTGACCTTCGAGAAATGTTAGATGATCCTGCTGTCTCTCTTACAGGACAAGATAGAGAGAATATTAATGCTCGTATTGTCGAGCTTGATAAGATCGTTGAGGGAGAAATTATGTTAGAAAAGCTTCACTTCGATGAGGTATATCAGAAACTTGTAAAACAAATAAAGAGAAAGGGGAAGGGGAAGTAAGCCCATGCGTCACCTAGTCACAGCAATTATTGCTCTATTCTTTATAATGAATCTAATTGGTTGTGGGGGTGTAGAAATACCTCGTAAAGCATTTGTTAAAATTACAGCAGACTTTACGCTTAAGCACTGCTCAGAAGAACAATGTATTATAACAGAGAAAGCTTCTAGTGCTAGTGGATCAATTGTAAAACATGGTACCTTACTAGCTAAAACTTATATCCTAACTGCAGGTCATGTGTGTGATATAGACTATGCTAAAACACAACTGGGTGTTGAAAATATGTCAGTTGTATACTCAATCTTAGATTCGAATGGCATAACATTTAAGGCTACAGTACACAGTTTAGATGCAGAAAATGATTTATGTATTATGGTTACACAAAGATTAGGACAGACACCAATCGTCTTAAGAAGCTCAGGACCATCATATGGAGAAAAGTTTTATAATATAGCAGCCCCAGCAGGAATAGCTGCTAAAAATTATGTTCCTATTTTAGAGGGAAGATACTCAGGCTTTAAGTCATATGCAATGATTTTTACAATCCCAGCCGTTGGTGGCAGTTCAGGTTCTCCAATATTTGACAATCAAGGAGAGATGGTTGGAATGATCATGTCAGTAAACCATAAGTTTCCTTTTGTTTCATATTCACCACACTACAATGCAATTGAAAAAATAATTGAAGGAATTGAAAAATGAGTGAATGGTTAAGAAAACATGCATTAGCCCTTATGGTTATAGCTATTACATGGGCTTCCTCTATTGGATATATAAAGGCTTCAACAGAACTGAGGCTAGAAAACTTAGAGGCTGACGTTTCAGAAATAAAACAGGTTGTGCATAGACTAGAACTAACAGCTATTAAGTTAGAAACTATTACATTTAGACTAGAAAGGATGGCAAATAAATAATGCCTTCAGATCCCAAATATCATAGGACTCTAGAGAAACTACTAGACATTGTAGAAAATCCTGCCTTTTCAGAGGTGTGGTCTGATAAGGCTTCGAGCCTTTACTATAAACTTCTAGATCTGCCAGGAGAACAGTTAGCTCATTATCATGACTACATCAATAACTTTGTAACCATGGCAATCCAAGCTAACGAACCCTTTAAGCCCAAGCCCCTTACTCCTGATACTATGATGTATAGAGGTACTGCAGGGGGAGTTTCTGAACAGAAGTTATCAGATCTAGGAATTATTCCAGAAAATGTTTTAATTCTTACTAGAGGTAAAAAAGGACAACATGCTTCTGTATTTCAGATTATTGATGACTTAGCAACTAGTGGTAATCTAAGAGCAAAAGCAACTAGATTTGTAATGGGCTATGGTGTTGCCTCACTAAGAGCAGACCCTGCTTTTACATTCTATGAAGATCAGATCCGAATAATCATGGGCAAGGAGTATGATGCTATTTATATGCAGACTTCTAAGAGAGTACTTGGGGAACTGTTTGATTTGCGTGACGGTAGATTTTATTCTCCTAGTAAACAATTGGCAGAGTCATATGAGAAGAGTGGACCAGATAGATTAGAAAAGAGAAAGCTTTGGTTTGAGAATATTCTAAATGCCAACATGTATGTAGAAGGAATCTTAAAAGATCCTAAGTATACTCCTGAAGTTTTAAGTGATCTGGTAACAGTTTTTGATAGCACTCCTGCAGAAGCTAGAGAGTTGGGAGCATTAGAAAATATAATGGCTGCAGAGACTAGACTTACAGAACAAGGTATTATTGAAAGACCTATGCGGAAGCCAGGAATGACGGGTCATCCTGAAGCCCGTGTAGTTGGATTCATTCCTAAAGCTCCCCCTGTAGGGGCTGAGTTAGAACGTCTAAAGAGGGCTGCAAAGTCTTTAGGTATCAAACTACCAAAGAAGATTACTAAGGGTATACTGGGCATTCTGATTGCTGCTGCGTTACCCCTCTTAGATGAGGAGGAACAAGAGGCAGTAGGAGGATTAGCTATAGCAGGGGGTATACCACCAGGAGGTAAGCCACCAAAGGATGTTATCCCAGAACCACCAGTACCTGAATGGGGATCAAGGGACGTACCTAGACTAATGCCTACACCAGAAGAGTTAGCAGAACTGGAAGGGGTTTCTATAATTGATGACCCACCTCAGATTCCATCTACAGGAGGACCACCAGTACTAGGGAAGGGAGATCTAGATCCAAATGAAAAAGGTATTACTCAACAGGAACGTGAAAGAAGAATCTATAATAATCAAGAAAGAGCTAGATTAAGAGCACAAGGCTATGATCCTGACAACCTTCCAGCAGAGAAACAAGCATTTGGATTGATGGTAAGGCATATTGAACAACAACTTGAGACGCTGCAAAGACAAGACTTAGCTACTGGTGAAATGGTAGATCTAACTTTTGATGAGGAGGATGCACTTAGGGCTAGGTTACCTGAAGGTCATCCAATGAGAGAAGGGATAACGGTCAGTCTGGTAGATGATCCTCCAGAAAGTCCAGGTCTTGGTGGTCCACCTATAGAAGACAAGCCTAAGACTGTTGGTCATATAATTAAAACCAAAGGCAGGGCACCTAAGAAGTCAGTATTTGTTAAAGTATTTCAGGCTGTCAATGGAAGATCCCCCAGTAAGGCAGAGCTTAAAGAACTAGTTAAAGTTTGGAAGTCTTTGAATAATAGAGACTCTTTTGAACTTAAAGAAATAATTGAAACATTTGCTAATGATCCAGACCCAGCCACTAGAGTGGCTGTAAAACAACTTGATATGGCACTACTAGTAGATGAGTATGATATAGCAGAGAAAGCAAGAATAGGTAAACAGAAGAGATCTAGAGTCTCAGCCGTAACTGGAAGGGAAACTGAAACAGCTAAAAAGATTGGTGATCTCAGAGAAGAGTTAGCTAGAACTGAAGCAGCCAAAGCTACGATGAGTGGACGTGGTGAAGATATTAAGTTGGCAGATACTAATATTAAAAGAATAAAAGCAAGAATTCTACGACTGTTGAAGAGTGAAAGAGGTGCTGTAGAAATTCCATCATGGCTTCAGGGTGCATCAGGAAGGCTTCATGGTGATTGGACAGACGTGCAAGAGGTGGCATCAGGACCACCAGTCTTAGGTACAAAATTTCCTACACTTACTGAAGAAGACATATTGGAGCTTAAGGCAGAGGATGCAAGAAGAAGAGTTCTACCCAGAGAAGAAGGTACAATTGCGGATGATCCTCTAACACCTGAAGAAGCACGTAGAGTAAAAGAACAAGAAAGAATTATTCAGGCTGCTAAAGATGCCAAAAGAAGACAGATGGTTAGAGGAGGTAAACTAGAGGGTGAAGACTTTGAAGGTAGTAAGACTGGTGCAGAAAGAAGAGTAGAAAGAGCATCGAGAAGGGCTGCTAGAAGTGTGGGACAAGCAAAAAGATCAACATTTAATCTTAAAGGAATGGGCAATGCTCCTGAATATCTACGTCGGCTTATCGGTCCTGCCTATGGACCAACAGATAATGCATACATGCATCGAACATTAGAAGAAATTATGAGACTAGTAAGAGCAGATAACCCTCAAGCAGATCCTAGATTAATTGCGGAATTCGTACAAGCAATTGAAGATACTGCTGCTCAGGCTACAGGACGAGCACCTCAACAATTAGAGTGGTTAGCTGGTGGTCCAGATGATCCACCTTTGTGGATGAGAAACCTACAGGCTATGGAAGAAGAGGCATTAAGAAGAAGAGGACAGTTCGTGGCACTACCAGGAGGTAAAGGTCAGGATCTTCCTCCACCTAGACCAAAAGGAACTCCTCGTCTACCACCACCACCAAAAGGAACTAAACGTTTACCTCCACCACCACCAGGAACAGGTGTAGGTGCACCAATTCCCAAAGGTGCTACAATTGAAACCTATCCTAGATTAGTTGGTGGAAAAAGATATACCACTAAGCCAACAGGAATACATAGACCAGTAGCAGGTGAAGGAGCGTTGAAAGGCTTAGGAAGAACTATGGGTCCAGCAGGTGCTGCTATCATGATACCTGATTTTATAAAATCTCTTATAGAAAGTGGTGACTGGAAAGAAGCAGCACAAGCAATACAAGAATTTGGACCTGCAATATATCCTGGTATTGGTATGGGTGTGGGAGGTATTGTTGAAACAGACCCTGCGGCTTTAGCACAAAGATATGCAGAAGATAAGCCTGTACCATTTGGCACTACAAGAAGTGAAAAGTTATTAGCAGATGCCGCTGCTGCTAAGTCTATGGCAGAAAGATCAGGCTATGAAGTAACAGAAGAGTTTGGTAGTGGTGCAGTTATGGGTAAACCAACAGAACAAAGAATTCTTTTATCAGATGAAGAAGCTATGGCAGAAGCTCTTGAGTTAATGGGGATTAAGTAGTGGGATATGTAGACACAGGAATAACTAAGTGGTTTAGTCGTAAGCTGTTCGTATTCCTTACAGCCACTAGTTTATTTGTAGTTACAGGTAACTTAGCCTCAGAAGACTGGACTGCTATAGCCTTAGTCTACATTGGTAGCCAAGCTGCCGTAGACATTGCAACAAAATGGAGACATGGAAGATGAGTAAACTTACTAGAAAAGAACAAGAAGAGTGGAAGAAATTTTCTCAGGCTGAAGATGAGCACTACGAGGCACGAAAAAGGTTTGAGGAAAGAAGACAAGAAATAATTAGGGAACAAAAACTAGAAGAGATGCTTTTAGAATTCTTAAAAAGTAGAGGTTTACTTCCCGAACAAAGACACAGACCACCATGGTATGCAGAATCTAAGCAACATCCTAAACATGGTGCAGCAATTAATATTATAATTGCAACAGACAAAGACGAGATAGAAGAAGAATTAGAAGAAGAAACATCTTAATTAATTACTAAAAGGAGAATAAAGATGGGATTAGGAGAAAGACAATGGGCTAACAACCCAATAGTAAATGGAAGAACGACGGTAGTACTACTCGCTGCAGCCGCAGCATATGCCAGCTTGTGGACAGCAATTACCGCTGCAGCAGGTGGTGCTGATGCAGTAGCAGGTTGTACAGGGGTATTAGTTTGTGCTAATAGTACTGATGTATTTC